AACAAAAGAAGGCCGTTTGGTGCGCAAATTTTTAATTGATAATAAATTTCAGTACAGCACAACAAAGAAAATCAAAAGCGATGAAATTACTCTAAGCGCTGCTCAGAAAGAATTTATCTTGCTTCAAACACAGTCTGGAGTATCTTCTTTTAGGATCGCAGAAATGGTCTTCAGCGATAGAGAGGTTAAAAAACTTGGGCTAGAGCAGAGAACAGTATTAGACTATATCCGCTCTGTTAATCCAGACTTTGTTATTGGGAGTGAGAACGCTTCTCTTACAGAATACTCTCCGCCAAAAGCTTTTGGTAGAATTCTCAAGAAAATCAATGATGCTACTGGTTTAAAGCTAGAAGAAGATAAAGTCTCTCGACAGTATCGCATGTGCGTAGATAAGCTAGGAATTAATCTTGCTAATTCACGTTTTGTGGCGATTATTAATAATTATATTTCCCATAAAGATCGTTATTTGTTTGAGGAAGAATTTGTTCGTTTAACTTGGGATAAGCCAGACTTGTCCGCAGATGAACTAAATCTTTACATGAACGTTTGTAAAGAAATCATTAACCTAGAAGTTATTGGCAAACATTTAAATAAATTAAATGACCAGTTTGACGATATTGACGACCAGCAAGATATGACTGTTAGTTTGTCTGAAATTATCAAGGCTAAATCTGGAGAGTATCATCAGTGCGAGGGGCGAATTGAAAACTTAACCAAAAAGCTTCAAGGTGATCGCGCAGAAAGAATGAAAAGCAAGTTTAAAGATAATGCTTCAATTATTTCTTTAGTTCAGCTATTTCAAGACGAGGAAGAACGTAAGAATATGGTGAATATCGCGGAGATGCAAAAACAAATCGTTTCAGACGAGGCTAATCGTTTGGAAAGTATGGGAGAATGGAAAGCAAGAGTTTTAGGTGTTTCAAAAGAAGATGTTATTTAAATGTTTAGAATGCAGTGCTGAGTTTGACTCAGAAAGAAGTCTTCATGCTCATATAAAAAAGCATGATATGTTTCTTCATGATTATTATACCAAACACTATGCTCGCAGGGATCTGCTAACAGGTGATCTACTGCCTTTTAAAAACAAAGATCAGTATTTTAATACTTATTTTTTAAACAGAGACAACCAAAAAACTTTCTTTGCTAAGAAACATAGTAGAGATTGGGAGTGTTCTCTTGTTTTAATGAACATGTTAGAGTATAGGGTTAAAGATGGCATCGCTCCTAGTGAGGTTGATTTGCAAAGCTATAACTTGCCAACTATTTCTACATATAAAAGATTTTTTAATAGTTATGTAGAGGCTTGTAAAAATGTTAACGCTTCTCCAAAATTCTCCTCTCATCTTCCAAAGGATTTCTCTAATAAAATTGATGCGAAAATCTTTATTGATACTAGAGAGCAGCAGCCTTTAGATTTTGATCGCAGCGAATCACTAAAGTTAGACTTGGGAGACTACGCTATAGAAAACCAATACTTTAGCTATACGTTCGTCGATAGAAAGAGCGAGGGTGATTTCAAGTCTACACTCAGCCAAGATAACCTTGAGCGGTTTAAACGTGAAATACAGCGTGCGCGTGATCAAAGCTCTTTCATCTTTGTTGTTGTAGAGAGCGATATGGATCAAATTGAAAAAAACAACACTAAAGCTTCTCACAAATGCAACCTCTCTTATATTTACCATAATATGAGAGCCGTGCAAAATGAATTCAAGGACTGTTGTCAGTTTGTGTTTTCTGGAAGTAGGGAAAATAGCCAAAAGCTTATTCCCAGAATCTTATTCCATGGTAGAAAATTATGGAATGTAGATTTACAATTTTATATTAACCAAGGAGTACTAAATGGCGTGGATTGAAGGAAATCAAAAACGGAGAAAACATTTCAAGAACATTAATAACGAGATTCTTGCAATGGAAGGTTATCTTGAAGAGAAAGATGCCAAGATACTATTCTACAAATTCTTAAAAGAGAATCCATCTTTTACTTGTGAGTTGCTAACTGGCGTTAAGCTCTTTCCGTTTCAGCACATGGCTATTAAGTCTATGATGCTTACTGATTATTTCTTAGGTATCTGGAGTCGTGGTCAAAGTAAGTCATTCACTACAGGTGTATTTGCCGCTCTAGATGCTGTGCTACACCAAGGTGTGCATATTGGTATTATCTCCAAGTCTTTTCGACAAAGCCGAATGATCTTCAATAAAATCGAAGACATTATGAAGACTCCTAAAGCTTCTATGTTTGCAGAGGCTGTAACAAGAGTTTCTAAATCAAATGATCAGTGGGTCATGGAGATTGGGAGAAGCAAGATTACAGCACTTCCTTTAGGTGACGGTGAAAAGCTTCGTGGTTTCCGTTTCCAACGAATGATTATTGACGAATTCTTGCTTATGCCTGAACGAATTTATAACGAAGTTATTGTTCCCTTCCTTTCTGTTGTGGAAAACCCTACAGAGCGGCAAGAAATCTATAACTTGGAAACTCAATTAATCAACAAGGGAGAAATGACCGAAGAAGATAGAAAACAATGGCCAAACAATAAAATCATTGGGTTGTCTTCTGCGTCTTACAAGTTTGAATATTTATACAAATTATATCAACGCTACGAGAGCTTAATTTTAAACCCTGAAAAGTCAGATGTTGCTCATCGCGTTATTATGCATTTGAGTTATGACTGTGCGCCTACCCAGTTATACGATCAGTCATTAATTCAACAAGCGAAATCAACAATGAGTCAATCTCAGTTTGATCGAGAGTTTGGATCTTTATTTACTGATGATTCTAGCGGATACTTTAAGGTTAGTAAAATGGCAGCTTGTACAGTTGTTGATGGAGAGGGTCAAGCAGTTGAAGTTGCAGGAGAACCTAACGACGAATACTTGTTATCTTTTGACCCCTCTTGGTCTGAGAGTGAGAGTTCAGATGACTTTGCTATGCATGTCTTTAAACTCAATAAAGATACTAGAAAAGCTACTCTTGTGCATAGCTATGCCATGCCTGGGACCGCATTGAAGGAACATATTTTTTACTTTCTTTATCTTTTAACTCATTTTAATATTGTATGTATTGTTGGAGATTATAACGGTGGCGTGCAATTCTTAAATGCTGCTAATGAGAGTGAAATGTTTAAAGAAGCTGAAATTAAAATTAATTTATTTGACGCTGACTTTGACAATGTTCAAGATTATCAAACAGCCTTAAGAGATGCGCGAAATCAATACAATCTGGAAGAAAAGAGGATTTGCTACTTGCGCAAACCAACTTCCACTTGGATTCGTTCGGGAAATGAAATGCTTCAATCTTCTATTGACCATAAGAGTATTTGGTTCGCATCTTCCGCAATTAATGATGATTATCAGCGTCAGCGTTCTAAGAAAATTCCTATTGATAAAATTAAATTCTCTCGCTTTATTGATGCAGATGAGAAAAATGCTGCTGCTAAAATGATTGATTTTATTGAGCATCAGAAAGATATGATTGATCTTACGAAATCGCAATGCGCTTTGATTCAAATCTCTAGCACAGCACAAGGGACTCAATCGTTTGATTTGCCAGCGAATCTTAGGCGTCAATCTGGACCAGACAAAGCTAGACGAGATTCTTACTCCGCCCTTGTCTTAGGTAATTGGATGATTCAAACATACTTTGATATTATGAATCAAAATCAAGAAGAGGAGACTATGACCACATTTGAGCCAATGTTCTTTTAAAGTACTTTAAAGTAACTTTAAAGTTGGATTTTAAAATTTGTTGTGTAATATAATCAAATGGCAAGATCATACAATAAAAAGTCCGATTACTGGACGAAATTTGAACGTCAATCTCAACCAAACGTTGTGATTCAAAGTCAAGCTCAATCTTTGGCCCAACCTAATTTTGATCCCGCTCTTACTGGAGAGCCGTTCTATACGTCAGACGCTTCTTCTATGATGTTTGCGAAAGCTTCTCGCGAAGGATTAAGTAGATCAGAGTCCACGGGATCTAGGGTCAATCGCGCTGCTTTAGCGCCTACATTTGATCGCTACAGCAGCATCCGCGCAGGTATGCTTCCATATAGTTTTGCCAATGATGGAGTCTATGTAAGGGAAGCTATTGAGCTTTGCCAAAAAGCTTACGCTAACGTTCCTGTTTTTCGCAACGCTGTAGATTTAATGTCCGAATTCTCTAATGGAGACATTTACCTTGAAGGCGGAACTGAGAAGTCAAGAGACTTTTTCTACCGCTGGATGCGCAAGATTAAAATGTGGAATTTAAAAGATCAATTCTTTCGCGAATACTATCGCGGAGGTAATATTTTTATTTACCGCACGGATGGTAAATTTGATCTAGAAGATTTTAAAAAGCTATCCACCATGTATGCCGCAGAGGGAGATGTTGGAAGCAACACTATTCCAATCAAGTATATCTTACTTAATCCTTTTGATATTGTAGCTAAAAGAGCTACTACCTTTAGTGCTGTTGCTTACGAAAAAGTTCTTTCTGAATATGATCTGGAAAGATTGCGTCACCC